CCACTACGCGATGAAGCAAGAGCTGAAACTGCTGAAAGACATCATCCGTGATTACACGCCTGACGAGTACGACTACATGCCGGTGGAGGGAACGCCGCGTGCGAAGAAGTCGGACTACGACGATGTGGATGTCATCCCAGTCAGTGATCCTAACTCGGCCACGATGGCGCAGAAGGTTGTGCAGTATCAGGCTGTGATGCAGATGGCGGCGCAAAACCCGCAGATCTATGACATGGTGGAGTTGAACCGTCAGATGTTGGATGTTCTAGGAATCAAGAACGTCGGCAAGTTGGTTCCCAGCGCGGAAGATGTGAAGCCTACAGATCCCGTGCGCGAGAACATGAACATCCTGAACGGCAAGCCGGTCAAGGCATTCATCTATCAGGATCACGAAGCACATATCACTGTTCACCGTGCAGCCATGCAGGATCCGAAGATCGCTGCGCTCATCGGCCAAAACCCGAAAGCACAGATGATTCAAGCGGCCATGATGGCGCACATCAACGAGCACATCGCCTTCCAGTACCGCATAGAGATAGAGAAGCAGTTGGGAGTCCCGCTGCCGGATATCGACAAGCAGTTGCCGGAGGAGATGGAAGTAGAGGTATCTCGCATGATGGCTGCGGCAGCCACAAAACTGTTGCAGAAAGATCAGGCAGAGGTGGCGCAGCAGCAAGCACAGCAAGCGGCACAAGACCCGCTGGTGCAGATGCAGCAGCAAGAGCTGGCATTAAAAGCTCAAGAGATAGAGATCAAGAAGCAGAAGCTCGCGATGGACGCTGCGGCAGAAGCAGATCGCATCGAGATCGAGAAAGCCAGGATCGAAGCTCAAGAGCGTATCGCTGGTCTACAGGCAGGCGTCAAGGCGGCTTCCGAAAAGGCACGTCTGGATGCAGACACCGAGATCAAGGGAGTAGAGATTGGCAGCAGGATAGCCAAGGATCGTATGGAGATGCTTCGTCCACAACCGAAGCCAACCAAACAAAAAGGCTAATTTATGGATAAGACGCTTGAAGTACTCCTCAAACAGGTACGAGACAAGCGGGAACAGGTAATCGAGGCCGTGGCCAACAACGCGGCAAAAGATTACTCCGAGTATCAAAAACTCTGCGGCGAGATTCGAGGTCTATCGATTGCAGAGGGTTTCATCCTAGACCTTGCAAAGAAAATGGAGTTTTCTGATGAGTGAGTTTTTGATCGCCAGCCAAGATGGCGAGGTCTCGACGCTGCCAGAAACAGCGGAAGAGAAAGCAAAGCAACTGCCGGAGCCAACTGGGTATCACATCCTGGTCGCGCTGCCGGATATCGAGGACAAGTTTGAAAGCGGTTTGATCAAGGCTGACTCAACAATCAACTTTGAACAAGTGCTGGCAACCGTGTTCTTTGTCGTCAAGATGGGACCTGATTGCTACAAAGATGAAAAACGGTTCCCGAACGGCCCATGGTGCAAGGAAGGGGATTTCATTCTCGCCCGTCCTAACACCGGCACCCGACTGAAGATCCACGGACGTGAGTTCCGCCTCATCAACGACGATGTGGTGGAGGCAGTTGTCCAAGATCCTCGCGGGATTAGCAGGGCTTAACAAAGGAGAAACAAATGGCAAAAATGCAACAAGATGAGTACAAGTTCCCGGACGAGGTAGAGGAGACTCAGGCTTCTGCGCAAGAGGAGTTTGAGTTTGAGATTGAGGACGACACTCCGCCGGAAGATCGCGGCAAGGAGCCGATGCCCAAGGAGATCGTCGAGGAACTTGAAAACGACGAGCTCGAGGAATATTCGGAGAACGTCAAGACCAGACTGAAGCAGATGAAGAAGGTCTGGCACGACGAGCGCCGGGAGAAGGAGCAGGCTTTGCGGGAGCAGCAGGAAGCTCTGGCATATGCCCAGCGAATCCTCGAGGAAAAGAAGCAACTCGAAGCCAGACTCAGTAGTGGCGAACAGGCTTACATTGAGACTTACAAGACGGCAGCCGAGATGGAGCTGGATGCCGCCAAGCGTGAGTACAAGGAAGCTTATGACATGGGCGACGCGGATCTTGTGCTTGCCGCGCAGGAGAAGTTACAGGCTGCCCAGTTCAAGTTGCAAAAGGCCAAGGATTTTGTTCCGTCTAGACAATATCAGGAAACTGAGGTACAAACCGAACAACCTCCAGTGGCTCGTCCTGACCAGAGGGCAGTTGCGTGGCAAGAGCGCAACCAATGGTTCGGTAAGGACGAGGAGATGACCAGCTTGGCTCTGGGCTTGCATCAGAAGTTGGTCAGTCAGTACGGGACTTCGTACCCCTCGACTGACGAGTACTGGAAGAAGGTCGATGACACAATGCGTCGTCGATTCCCAGAGTATTTTGAGGAACGAGAAGAGGCCGCTGCGCCGGAGCCAAAACCCCAGCGCGAAAAACCTCCAGCTGTCGTAGCGCCAGCAACTCGCAGCACCGGGTCCAAAAAGATCACGGTGAAGCAGTCAGCAGTCGCCATGGCCAAAAAACTTGGCGTGCCGCTGGAAAAATACGTACAGGAAATGCAAAAACTGGAGAAGAGAAATGGCTGAAAATCGTACCCCCCGTAATATTGAGACTCGTACCCAGGCGGAGCGTCCCAAGCAGTGGATGCCACCAGAGCTTCTGCCAGAACCAGATATGCAACCGGGTTACAAGTATCGTTGGATTCGAGTGACTCTTGGCGGTCAGACTGATGCACGAAACATCTCGATCAAAATACGAGAAGGTTGGGAGCCAGTTAAGATCGAGGAGCAGCCGAAGTATCAACTGCTAGTCAACGGCGATGGACGCTGGAAGGATTGCGTACAAGTCGGCGACGTGTTGTTGTGCAAAACGCCAGAAGAGCTGGCCGAACAGCGGAATGATCACTATCTGAAGCAGTCGGAACAGCAAATCAGGGCAGTGGACAACAACCTTATGAGGCAAAACGACCCACGTATGCCGCTGTTCAAGGAGTCGAGTTCATCGACTTCGAGAGGTAGTGGCGGTTAATTTTTTGGAGTTATAAATGGCATATCCTACTGTATCGAAGCCCTACGGGCTTCAGCCGGTCAATTTGATCGGTGGTCAGGTGTACGCCGGTTCAACTCGCCTGTTCCGTATTGCTAGTGGCTACGCTACCAGCATTTACTACGGCGATGTGGTCAAGATGAATTCTGACGGCACTATCGTCAAGGATACTGGTACTTCGACCGCGACACCGGTTGGCATCTTCCTGGGTTGCACTTACACCAACCCGTCAACCAACCAGAAGCTGAACTACCAGTACTACGCTGGTGGCACTGCTGCTCCTGACATCCAGGCGTATGTTGTAGATGATCCTGATGTTCTGTTTAAGATGGCTGCCGTTTCGTCCGGTACTACCGTTGCTTTCTATAGCTCGGAGCAGATCGGCCTGAACGCTGCACTGATTCAGAACCCTGGCTCGAACACCACTGGTGACTCTGCTGTTGCACTGAATGGCGCTTCTTTTGCCACCACTGCATCGCTGCCGATTCGCATCGTGGACATCGTTCCTGATACCTCGAATAGCGCTAATGGCTATTGCGAGTTCATTTGCAAATTTAACGCACCATACGCAGTTTCCACCTTCAGCAGCCCGGCTAACACCGTAAGCACTGTTATTACTGGTGGTCATGCGTATCTGAACCCGACTGGTGTTTAAGGAGTAAGACATGGCTATTTCACGCGCACAACTACTGAAAGAGCTACTGCCTGGCCTGAACGCCCTGTTCGGCATGGAGTACGCTCGTTACGGCGAAGAACACAAGGAAATCTACGAAACCGAGACTTCCGAGCGTTCGTTCGAAGAAGAAACCAAGCTGTCCGGCTTCAGCGCCGCACCGGTCAAGAACGAAGGTTCTGCGATCCGGTACGACAATGGCCAAGAAGCTTGGACTGCACGATACAACCACGAGACCATCGCTCTTGGTTTCAGCCTGACCGAAGAGGCCATCGAGGACAACCTCTATGACTCGCTGTCGGCTCGTTACACCAAGGCGCTTGCTCGTGCGATGTCGTACACCAAGCAAGTCAAAGCGGCAGCAGTTCTGAACAACGGCTTCTCGTCGAACTACCCCGGTGGTGACGGCGTTGCTCTGTTCAGCACCGCACACCCGCTGGTATCTGGCGGCACCAACAGCAACACCCCGACCGTTCAGGTTGACCTGTCTGAAACCGCGTTGGAAAACGCAGTCATTCAGATCGCAGGTTGGACTGACGAACGTGGTCTGCTGATCGCCGCTCGTCCTCGCAAGCTGATCGTGCCCCCGGCACTCCAGTTTGTGGCAACCCGCCTGCTGGAAACCCAGCTGCGTCCGGGAACCAATGACAACGACGTGAACGCGATCGTTAACAACGGTTCGATCCCGGAAGGCTATACGATCAACCACTTCCTGACCGACACGAACGCATGGTTCCTGACCACTGATGTTCCCAACGGCATGAAGCACTTTGTTCGTATCCCGCTGCAAAACTCCATGGACGGCGATTTCGACACCGGCAACGTGCGCTACAAGGCACGCGAGCGTTATTCGTTCGGCTGGTCGGATCCGCTCGGCATGTTTGCATCGCAGGGCGCGTAATAGAGGG